CTCATTATTATTAAATCACATACAAAATGAACGACAATAAACTAATAGCAGAATTTATGGGTGCTGAACCTGATAAAAAGACATTCTTCCGTACGGGAGAAGAGGTATACTACTACCACACATCATGGGATTGGCTGATGCCCGTAGTATCTAAGGTAACAAGAGATGAGCAGTACATCGGTAACGATTACAGAGAACATCTGTTAGACATCGTGCCATACGGACATATCGAAGATAGTTACAATGCAGTAGTAGAATTTATTAAACAATACAACGATGAAAAAAGAAGTTGATTTTGAACTAGCTTGTGGTGTAGAATCTACACTAGTTTACTATGTAGTTGATTACCCCGAAGGTCGCAGTGTTGACCTTGATTGGTTGTACTACAGAAATGGTAAACACAAACACGATATGTCATTCCTTCTAGATGACAATAGCTTTCGTAGTTATATGCAAGAATTAGCTGAAGAAGATTTTGCTGACTTATAAATTAAATAAAATGAAAATATTAAACCCATTTAGAAATCTATCCATAGACGAACTTGTATGTGCTTACGAAATGTATTCAGAGATGGGCGATACAGATGCTATTGGTTGGGTGGTGGAAACCTTTTGCGATAGATCAAAAATATATATAGACTTCTAATTACAGTGAGCGTCTGGTATGCACGTTAGGGGAGGTGATGTTCCCCGTATGATTTGGTCGTGCTGACTACTTTTAATTGGTTATGTAGGGGGGGTTCGATTCCCCCCGCTCACACAAATCTTGATAAGTGAGGGGGCAAACTTTTATTAACAACTAACAGGTAACCCCAAGTCCTCCTTGCTTATCATTTAATCAAAAAATAAAACTATTAAATATGAAAATTTATCAAATGTCCAAAGACATACACAAAACAATCGACCCTCTGAGAAATTCAAACTTTGAAATTTGGAATGAAATTCAGAAAATTATTAAAAAATACACAATACCTGGTTTAAATAAAGTAAACAACTCTATATTCTCATTAACAGCCTATAGGCATAATGATATGTGGGTGTTTGACGATGAAGAAAGAGGTTTGGTAAAAGAACCTTTTGTTCATGGTGCAGATACTATGTTTGATTTTATGAGTGGTAACGTACTCCCTGGAGTAAACAACACAAAATGCTCAATAGCATTCTCTGCAAACCCAATGCCAAACAATGATGTACATGTAAAGCACATCGAAGATCTAGGTGAGGATATGGGCGATGTGTACGAAGTGGTAAGTGCATTTACTTCTGCTGCTACTTCATTTGATGGCTTCCAATTTTGGTTATGCCCAGCATTGCTTTCATTCTTCGACAAAGCACCCGAAAACATTTATGTATCAGTAACTTCAGCATCATGAGTAAAACAAAAGAATTTTTAATACCCCCAACCATGCAACTAACATCCAAGCATGTAGATGCAATGCATCTTATCAAGCTGTTCGTAAAAGAATATGAAACTGCTAGGAAAGATAGAGATAGAACAATTTCTAACCACAAGCTAGTAGCTAAAATGTCAAACGTGTACGATTTGTGCAAAAACTTTGGGTTTTAATTCACAAAATTTGCAACCTAAGTTAATAACCTATATATTTGTTCACCCTAATTTATTTTAATTCATGTCAAATTATAAATTCAAGACCACGAACATTCGTGGCAAACAATACGTCGAAGTAAACGAGCGTATCAAGTTCTTCCGCCAGGAAGATGAGTACAAAAACTGGACTATATCTACAGAGTTTACTGCTCTAGATTCAGAAATGTGCGTCTGTAAATGTATCATAGCTGACGTAAATCAGCGTGTGATCGCTACTGGTCATGCTCATGAAGAGCGTTCAGCTAGTCACATCAACAAGACAAGCTATGTAGAAAACTGCGAAACATCAGCTATCGGTAGAGCCTTAGCTATGATGGGTATTGGTATTGATACTTCTATTGCATCAGCTAATGAAGTAGAAGATGCTATTGCAAAGCAAGAGAGTTCTGCACGAGTAGATAACATCATGGACAAAGCTGTAGCTTTTATCAAAACATCAACAGACAAGCGTAAGGCATACGATAGCATTGTCACCAAGTATGGTGATCTACTTACTGACAAACAAAAAACTGGACTCCAGAAGTTTGTTAAGTAAATGAGATCTTACAGAGCTAATGTAAATCCTTTCTCTTCAGATTTTGTGTTGGTGGAATTGCACGATCATGAAGTTCAACGTATAGATGAATTTTGTGAACGTGTGATTCAACACAAAGAAAAAGAATCTCACTATAGTATTGATCATAGATCTATATATAAAAGATTCTACACTGGAACAGCAGGAGAATTAGCTCTTGAGAAACTACTTGATATTGAGGGTATTGTAAATTGGACAGTTGGTTTATCAAAAGATTACAACACCCCCGACCTAGCCGATGTAGGACTAGACGTAGGAGTTAAGACTGTAAACTTTGGCGTATTCCCGCTTGTAAAAAAACAAAGCACACACCCTCAGATTTTATGTATACTATGGAAAAAGAAATGGGTGTATGTATGTGGGATAGCTTCAGTTGATACACTTAACAGATACCAGGATGATGAATTAATACTTGATGATCGTCTAAGATGTAGAGGTGTTAAGTCTGGATTCTATGGTTTTAGAGATCTAAAACGATTTAAAAATATAAACGAATTAAAAACCATTATAAATGAATTTAAGAAAAGAACTTACAGAGAGATTGGGTAAAGGACACTTGTCTTATTCCTCACTTAAATACGCATTAGGTGACATGCGTTTGTGGGAGATGTACATGAGAGATGAACTTAAGAAAGAGTCTGAAGCTTTAACTTTTGGCACGTTGTACGATATGCTTTTGTTCGAAAGAGAAAAAGCTATGGATACATATGTCATACTAGATCAAGAGAAAGTACTTGAAATGTGTACAGACAAAACCAAGAAGTCTAAGAACCCTTACTTAACAAATGACTATAAGTCTGCAAAAGCAACATTAATAGAGGAGGCAGAGTCAAATGGTAAAATCTTATGTAGTTCTGAGCATTGGAAACAAGCAAACGACATGATTGAGCGTCTTGCTTCATGCGGACTCATAGGTAAAAGATTGCAGGGTAAATATCAGGTTGAGTTTAACGAAGATGTTGACGGTATACCATTAAAAGGTTTTTTAGATTGCCTTAATGATGATTGTATAGTTGACAGTAAGTCAACGAGAAGTATGTCAAAGTTTAAATATGATGTATCTAATTTTAGTTATGACATACAAGCATACATATACACAAAAGTATTTGGTATAAAAGATTTTTATTGGCTGGTCCAGGAGAAAACATATCCGTACTATCCAGCTGATGTAAAATGTTCAGACGAAACATTATTTTCTGGAGAAATGAAGTTTGACCAAGCTATACAAAACATAAAAGACTGGTTGAATAAAAAAGAAGACTTCGATAGTAGTTATGCGGAGTTTATTGTGTAGAATTGTAAAAGCAAATCGTTTGCTTTCAATTATAATTTATAAATTATTTAAATCATGAGTGATACTAAGTATGATTCAGTACTCGTAGGGTACGCAGAAGAGCCTCGCTTTTATGAAGGTGAGCTATCAAGTTGGTCTGTAAGTTTTAAAGACACAGATCTAAAAGAAATGATCGACAAATACGCTACAAGGCGTGACGCTGAAGGGCGTGGCGGTAACGTATACGTCAAGTTGTTTATGTCTAAAAATGGTAAAGCTTGCTGTTCAGTATTTGATCCTAACAGTGAAGCTGCTAAAGCAAAACGTGCTGAAAAGCAGGCAAAAGCTGAGGCTGTAACGGATGACATGCCATTCTGATAAACCTATGATTAAACACTCTTATGTTCGTGTAGCCTTCAAGAAACGGAAGGTTGTACACGAGCGTAGAGAGTGGATAGTCACTATTTACGATACAGCATCTGATATCATGCGTTACGATTATAAAAATATGAATCGTTTGCGTGATAAATACTTTACCCCAAAGGCGAAAAATAAAGATATTATCGTGCGTGAGATATTGGATGTTGTAGAGTTATCACGATCACAAATAACATTAGATGAACACAAAAGAGAAGCTGAAAAAAAAATGCGATGATGTTAAGAAACTTCTTCTTAAAAAAAATGAAGCTTACGGTGATTCAGCACTAATACCCGCAAATATATTCTCTCACCTCACAGCTGTAGAAGCTATCAAAATAAGGATAGATGATAAACTTAAGAGAATAGAAAATAAAGGCATTTACGATAATACAGAGGATACACTTATGGATCTAGCTGGTTATTTAATACTATTAATGGTGGCAAAAGACAATGAAAATAACTTTATTCAAGGACATAAAGGACATAAACAACCCTTACCACACGACTCTCAAGACAGCACTACGACGCATACAGCAGGGGAAGTCGAAGTCTCTTATTGATAAAGTTAGAGCAGGCGATAAATCAAAGAAAAAACAGTTACCAATCGTTTGTTTTAGTGGAGAGTTCTCATCTAGAAATGATGATGCTCTTTTTGAACACTCTGGGTACATAGTGCTAGACTTTGATCATGTTGATGTTGATCAAGTAAAAACAGCTTTAGCTGTAGATGACTATGTATATTCATGCTGGACATCACCATCAGGAGATGGGGTAAAAGCACTGGTTGCCATAACAAATCCTGAAAGACATAGAGATCACTTCAGGGCATTAAAGACATATTTTGATAAACAATATTGTCTAGAGATAGATGAGTCTGGTGTAAACGAATCTCGTGCATGTTTTGAGTCTTATGATCCAAACATCATTATTAAAGATGAATCTAAAAAGTTTGGGGCGTTTACTACCGAAATGGCTGAGGCACAAGTGCCTGTAAATGAGTCATACAAGCACACAGATTACATGAAGTTAAACCTAGCCGCTAGAATGGTTAGGAGAGCTGAGGATGGAGAGAAGCACAGCACCTTATTGAAAGCTTCGCTTCTTTGCGGTGGTTATATAGCTGCAGGTAGGATAGAAGAGGAGGAAGCTATTAGAGTTTTGGTTCGTGAGATATGTAAAAGAGACATTGACTCTGAGATTGAGGCAAGAGCTACAATTATTAGAGGTATAGAAAAGGGTAAAACTATGCCGATAAGAGAAGTTATTGATGAAGAGCAAGCCATAAAGAGAGAAATGCTAATCAATGACGGTGATATGTCATTTATATCTTCTGATGATGAGGATTTTAGGTGGATCGATGATTATGCACAAGGTAAAATACCTTTAGGATTGACCACAGGAGACGAAAACCTAGATAAATACTTTAAATACAAGAGAGAGTTTGTAATTATAAATGGACACTCTAACGTAGGTAAAACAACAGCTGCATTGTACCTTATATGTAACGCAGCTAGAAGGCATGATTGGAAATGGGTTATATATTCTTCAGAAAACAGGACTGCATCAGTAAAAATGCAGTTGATGCAATACGCTATTGATAAAAAAATAGATCATATGTCGTATGCAGAGCGTAAATATGCTTATAAGTGGGTGAATCAATACTTCACTATCATCAATACAAACCAAGTTTACAGCTACTCAGATCTTATATTGTTTATGGACAAAATTAAAAGACAAACACACATAGACGCAGTGTTTATTGATCCATACAATAGCTTAAAAATAGAAATTAGCACTTCAAGAATTAGTTCACATGAATATCACTATGGTGCTGCTAGTGAGTTCCTTACATATGCAAAAACAAATAATGTAGCAGTGTGGTTAAATATGCATGCTGTAACAGAAGCACAACGTCGTAAAGGTGATGATGGACTTCCAGTAGCCCCTTATGCTGAGGACACTGAGGGGGGAGGTAAGTTTGTAAATAGAGCTGATTGTTTTTTAACTTTTCATAGAAAAATACAATCTCCAGATCACGATGTAAGAAAAATGACGGAGGTGCATGTTCGTAAGGTTAGAGAAACTGAAACTGGTGGTCAACCTACCCCTATAGAAGAACCATATCTTATGTACATGAATCTATCTCATACAGGCTTTAAAGGATGGCTTAAAAAAGAAAATTTGTTTGCTAGCATCAAACCACAAAGTGAACAGAAACCTATTGACTTCTCTGGCTTTAAGTTGTAAATTCCATGCATGAAGAAAAAGCAGAAAAGAAAAAGATCATCAAGAAAGAAAAGTTTAGGTAAGTTTAAGTCTGCTATAGAAAAGTATTGCTCAGATAGCCTTAAATCAGCAAACATACCTTTTAACTACGAGGAGCAAGAGTTTATGCTTATGGAAAAATTTAGATTTGAAAATAAGTATTTTAAGATGACTGCTAAAAAGAAAGACATGTCAGATAGATCCAACAGCATACAGCAACCAATACGCTACACCCCTGATTTTGTAGCCAAAGATGGTAGTTGGATCATTGAAACAAAAGGGTATTTACCCTCACATCATGACTTCCCTATGAGATGGAAATTATTTTTAAAACACATCATGGACAACAATCTAAATTATGATGTATATTTAGCAAAGAATCGACAACAGGTTGACCAGGCTATATCTGAAATAAAAAAATCTATGAGTAATGAATGAACAAATAGTAAGTCAGACGTATTTTGATGCTTGTGAGAGGATTCACAAGGCGGCTGACATGCTTTATGAATCATTACACAGCGATAAAGGTACAGAAACAATTAAAGACTATAATGAAGTGCTGTCTAGTATCAAGACATTTAGAGAGTGGACAAACAATGAGTTAGATCTTATACGAGAAATGTGCAAGGAATCTGATAGTCTATTATTTTAATTAAATATGAAAAGAAAAGAAGTAGTTTCGCTAGCAGCGAAACAGGCTTGCGACGCTCTAGGTTTTACACCTGGTAAATGCAGAATGCAAACAACGGTACAAAAAAGAATGGCTATAGCTATGGCGATGAAACCTTACTGCAGCCATTATGAAATAGCTGAGGTGCTGCATAGAGATAGATCTGTAATATATCATTACTTAACTAAGCATGATGATTATATGCAGTATTGGGATGGTTACAAACAATTTTATGAAATGGCTAAGATAGCTGTTGTAGATGTTCTTGCTGACTACGATATAAAACAAAAAGTCTCAGAGCTTGAAGATCAAATAGAAAGATTACTGAAAGCTAGAAATAAAATCAAAAAGAAACTTGAAGAGTCTACTTCTTAACAGAATATCCTTTCTTACGTTTTTTCTTTACCACATACCCACCTTTTCTTAAGAAAGCCTTACTAGTTCTCTCTGCAACTCTTTCAACCACTGGGATTGGAAATAGTATCTGAAAAAGCCCCTTCATAGGTTCTTCTATTTTTACTGTAAGTCCAGCTGGCAAGTTTGCATTTATTTTAGTTGCAAAAATAAATGCATCATCTTCTTTTAAAAATGCGTTAGTACCCTGAATCTTTTGTGTTTCATCAGCAGTCAATCCTAAAATACCTTTTTTAACTTTTCCTGCACCCTTTCTCCCCATTTGATTTAAAGGTCTATATTGCACTGCATTAGTAAATACAACGGCATCAGATCTGTCTACAAGCCTTAAAAATAATGGGTATGAATCAGTACTAAGGCTTGCACTAAATCGTTCACCAACTTTTATCTGATCAGTGACTTTTTGGAGAAGCTCAAAGGTTGTTTTAGAGTTTTGACCATCAGGCACTACGAAAGTCATATCCCACGGGAATGCCTCATCAAGCCTTTCTAAAACTATACCTGCTACATTATTCCCTTGCTGTCGAATCCCAAACTCATCGTGTAGCTCATATACTATCTTGTTCGGATCACTTGCTACATAGCTAAATTTATAAGACCCTAAAGCTTTACCGTCTCTGGTCACACCAGCTGGAATTTCATCTGGTAAATTTTTAAAAAGATTTTTTGAACTACCTCTTTTTATTACGTCAGATGCCTGACGTATTTGATCTGCAGCATCTAATGTAAAGTCTGGATCTAAAGCTATAGACTCCTCTAAAAAATCATCCAAAGCTTCTGATATACTTTCTCTAGTTGAAGGAGGGGCAGATAATAAATCGTCAGGTATATAGTTTGCAACATTGCCACCATCCTCTGACACATTCATTAAGTTGTTTAAAAATTCACCACCTAACTCTTGTGATTGTCTAGAACCTCTGACTAGTCTTTGCCCAACCCCTTGTATGATATTTGGTAGCAGAATACCTCCTAAAGCCCAAGCACTAGCTTCTTTTGGGCCCATAGGTGTACCAGAATACATATCTTTACCTGTCACAGCAGTGTAAGGAATATTTACAAAATCTAAAACCTCACCAACCCCTGGAACAAAACTTGCAGCAGTAAGCACATCTCCAGGTGAAGTCTCAGACATAAATTTATCAAATCTTTCTCTATCTGCACGAGCTTCTGCTCTTTGTCTAAAAATACGTTCTTGTGATGGGGTGTAACTTGTAAGCCTATACTCTGGCATTTCTGGGGTACCAAATTCATCCAAAGCTGATAAAACCTCGGGGTTTAAGTATTGGGTTGCCAAAGCTGACAAAACCTCTAATGCTTCTTCATCAGACTTTTTTCTTACTCTATGTCCAGCAAGTTTTGGGTCTGCAATAGCTTCGGTATGTCCAGGGATGTGGGGCATTTAGTTTTTAGCTTTTTTTTCTATAGTTCTACCAGCAAAGTATGCACCGAATGCTGTAAGCATTAGTAGCTCTAGTAAAGATACGTAAGAGTCCTTTACATTAAATGCTACGTTGTCCATGCTATCGATCATCATAGTGATCATAAACATCCCCATAAGGCATATAAGCGTCACAGGGCGTATAAGTTTAGCAAGCTTTACGTCACTACCCATATCAGCTTTCCAACGCTCTGTTACGTTCTCCTGAAAGCGTACTTCTGCGTCGATATGACGTTGAGCTTCTTCAGAATCTACCTTTGGGTCTTGATCAATTAAGTTTTTTACCACCCCTAAACCTCCGCTGTCTGGAAGTAAATCTCCAACAACACCAAGTACTTGTGGTGCTTTATCAGCCAACCAAGATCCTAGCTTGGTGTCTTTTATTTTCTTCTTGCTCATATTTTTATTTTTCTATGTAAAATTATTTTAGTTTGCCTCTTGATAAGTTTTAGCATTAATAATACTCATGTCTATATTATTGTTTGTAATCATATACATAAAAGCACTCCTTCTATCTGCAGGTATTCTACCAAGAGCACCATCCATAATCATTTGTTGAGCTTCTGATTCAGGAATACCAAAGAATTTCAAATCATTGTAAATTACATGTAACTCCTCTATAAACGGCTTCACAGCTTTTTTGTAATTTTCAAACTTCTCTGAACCTGTAAGCTCATCTCTTAAACCAAACTTTCCACTTAAGAAGTCTTCTGCCTGATCAAATCTCAAACCGTAAGCATTACTAAATTTTCTACCAACTCTTGGTAATACATACTTAGAAACCTGATCTCTCATATCTATTTTATAAGTTGTCGTACCAGTTAGAGCTCCGTATGGATCATCTTTAATACCCCATTGACCTGTAAATATATTTTCTCTAAATTGCTCTATGCCTGCAGGTATTGCCATTTCGTAGACGTAAGCCATTACTCTATCTATATTGTTTATATCAGTGTCAGCTGGGTTCCACTGCTTATCAAAATCTTGAGCAAATTTAAATAGTATGTCTTTGCTTGTAAATGGACCAATAGTTTGAAGCAAACCCTCTTTAAAAGCTTCTTTAGGGTTTTTTGAAAAAGCTATAGAATTAAAAATAGAATGAATATTACCAAAACCATCTGCAGCACTTAAATCTCTAACTTCAAAAGTACCGTTTTCACGATCAAGACTTTCTATCGTTATTTGATGATTGTGTGTCCAGAATGGAGAGTATCTATCTACTCTCTCTCTAGCATCAAGCTCCTCATCGCTTAAACCTCCATACTGTTTTGGCATTAACAAACCCAACACTCCTGTTCCGCCATGCATACCTAGATAGCTTTGCACCCCAAACTTTGTACCAGCATAAGTTGTAGTACCTATTAATCTTTTAGCACCTATCTTTTTAATATTAGGATTATCAGAAGTTAATTCTCTCGCAGCTTGGAATGCTATATTGGCTGCGTTTCTATAACTCTCTGCTTGGAAAGCAACGAATGTACCAATAAGAGGAAACTTACCTATAAATCTAACAATTCCTGGAACCCTAGTATATGTAGGGTATGTATTTAAAACTATTTCTGTTACTTGAGCATCTATTTCTGCTTGCTGTGCTGGATTAAGCTGCATGTAATCCATGCCGTGAATAGCCTGAGAATACCTAGCAAGTTCATTTTCGTAAGCAAATATTTTAAAGAAGTTATCAGTGCCTTGATAGAATTCATTAAGTTTTTGAACACCTTTTTTACCTATACCAAATCCTTTTTGGAAAAATCCTGAGTCTTCTTTACTAGCTATACCTTCTAAATAGTTGCTAAAATCACCTTTCGCTAGATCTCTAATTTCACCAAGAGTAGCATCAGGGCTAATTAAACCTAAACTGATATACTTTTGCATCTTTGCATTTAGCTCAGTGTCTGTCAATCCCGTTAAGTCATTCGCCATAACAGCCAAAGCGTCGGGTAGCTTCTCTAGATTAAAATGACCATTAGAAGCCATAAAAGCTAAGTTACCAGTTATATTTCTTAAATGCACGTTGTAATTACCTACCGTTTTATTCCACTTTACGGCAGATAAAGCTCTTTGATAAAAATTATAAATACCCTCCACTTTAGTCCCTGCAAGTAGATTATCATAAGTGCCTTTTAGCTCATTTGCTATCTCTTGAGTTGTGTACAACCCATCTAACCCCTCTAAAGCTTTATTACCTTCTGCTACAATTTTTACATTAAAACCCTCTGGCCTAATATCACTTTCTTGGAAAAAGAAAGTCCCTAAACCAGCTTTTGAAGCATCAGCTAAGAATCTAGAACTGTATAAATACCCAGCTTGCTTCTGTATTGTACTTGCATACCTTTGTAGAGGTTCATCAAATTCACCCATAAGAGCACGTATTTCTGGTGGTATGTCTTTTCTTTGAACGAGTATACTTAAATCTCTTTTACCTAATCTACTACCTAAGTAAAAGTTATCTTGAACTCCATACTGTTTTAAAATATCATTAACCTCCTGGCCAGCCATTCTATCTAAAACCTGCTCTGCATCGCTATTTAGACCTTGCTTTTCAGCTTTTTCAATAGCCTGTTTGTGCATTTCTGTGCCTCGGAGGCTATTTTTAAAGTAGTTTATAGCTCTGTTTCTTGATTCTCCACTTACATTTTTATACCAGTTTTTATCGTAAAATATCTTGTAGTCTCTACTTAAGTAAGTCCCCATGTTTTTCATCATGTTCTCTGCTTGAGAGGGCTCTCCATTTGGTCCTATTTCTGTAGATACATAACCATTGTCTATCATCATTTGAGTCATAAGATCAACATGACCTCTCATATCTGTAGCTAAAGCTTTTATCTCTGGCGATACAATCTGCTGAAGATTAGGGGGGAGATCTTTTCCAGAAAGAAGTAAAGAAAACGCACCTCTAAAATCATCTAAGTTACCCCCACCTTTTACATATTTTTTAGCTAATCTCTCGTACTGTCTTTCATTTACTTGAACAGCTTTTAACTCTGATTTTATACCTGCGTCTGACTGATCTTTAAATTTTCTAATACTTTTTGGTAAAAATCTTCTAGAGCTAAAAAGCAATCTATTGAAAAAATCTAAATATCCACTTACTTTACCTCTAGAAAATTCAGTTCCACCTAGATACACACCCTCTTCTCTTAAAGCATCTTCTACAGCCCCGAACTCTTTTTGTTTTTCACGCACTGTACGACCCCTACCAAACAGTGTAGACCTCCAACTAGGCGAAAAGTACTCTCCTCCTAGAAACTCTTGACCAGTCTCTATATCAACTCCAGGATCTGTTGTAGGTCTGTCTTCTATAGATACAGTAGCGTCCTCAGTAACTATAGTTGTACCACCCTCTGTTTCTGTAACTACAGTTTCTGTGGTTTCAACAGGAATTACTGGTGCTCCACCAGCCTGTTCTACCATAGCTTCTTCTATTGTGTACTCTTTATTTAGAATATCTTGTATCTCTTGGTTTACCTTTTTTAGTCTATCGTTGACTGTAGCTGTATCGTTGTTTTTTTTCGATTCTAATAAACTTGCCCTCTCTAACTCTAGCTCTACAACTCTAGCTTGATCTTTGTAAGCCGCCTCTCTTTCATCAACAGACTTCATCTGCTCAATATTATCGCTCTGCAAAGAAGCAGGTAGTTGTTCTAAAATCTTAAGCTGTGCTAAAGCTTTGTCATAATGATCCTGCATAGCGGGATCTTCTTTAATCTTTATCCCATAACTCTCTAGCTCTTGAGAGCTTTTGGCTTTTCTAATTTTGTCGTACACAGTGTAAGCAGGCATTTCTACCTCTACACCACTTTGCCCTGTAACAGTAATCGATCTTCTATTCCTTAAAGCTACAAATGCGTCTATAGTTGTTCCTTGAAATCCACCAACAGCTTCTAAACCTATTTCTCTTGCATCTAAAGGTTGCCCCACAACAAGCCTTGCACCAGTTTCACTAACACCACCACCTGCAATATTTAAGGTACTAGTGATTGCTAAAGTGCCTGGCTTTCTTATTGGTGCTGGTAAAAGTCCACTAAGTTTAATGCCTAATCTAGATATAAGAGCATCTATACTTCCTATTACAAGACCTCTTTGACTAGCCCTCCATCTAATATTATTTAAAGCTATAGGGTCTTCTAGAACAGCTCTTACACCAAACTCATTAAAAGTTAAACCCTTTGCTTCTATTTCCTCATTCATAAATTCATTAAAAGACATACCAGTCTCTAGAATAGCACCCCCAGCAGCCATAGCATATGGCAATGACCCTACCATAGCAGCACCTCCTGTAGCAACCGCACCAGCACCTGTTGGACTACCAGCAGCAGCACCACTAACAAAAGCACCAGTTTCTATGGCAGCTATTGTTCCTAAACTATAACTATTCGTTAGTGCTACATTAGACGAAATTATTGTTTCAATAGCAACACCAGGTTCATGATATATAGCACTTAAAAAACCCCATGTGCCTCCACCAGAATTATCATAAATTTTATTGAAGTTTTCCATGTTTTGAGACGTGGGAAGATCCATCATGTCGTTTGTCACCTCTACATACCTTTTGATTAGATCTGGAGTAGCATCACCACCAGCTAAAAACAAATCTATTGAAGAAACAGCAACCTTCCTTTGTGCCATACCAGCCTCAAACCCAGCTTCAATGACACCAGGTTTTGCATTCTCCATAATCTGTTCAAACACAGCGAGCTCATCTACAGTGGGTTGTTTCTGTATTTTGTTTTGCAAAAACATATCTGTTACAGAAAGATTTTGATCTATGTTGTGGCCATATACCGATTCTAGTTGCTGAACAGCCCATTTAGGAAAACCCATTTTATCAGCGTCATCACTTCTTAAAAACTGTCCTAATTCTCCTGGTATAGACTCTAAAACTTCAATCTCAATTAATTTTTTTTGTCCAGGATCATATGGTATTTGAGTATTGGTTGAAGCGTCAAATATTCTGAACCCATAATTGTCATACAAGTTTCCAAGCCTATCTTTTTTGTTCATTCTCACAGTCTGTTGGTCTTCTTGCATAAGCTCGTAACTAGACTGTCTAAAAATATTTATATCATTTTCAGTAATATTCGCATCTGATAATAGTTGTTGACGTAACTCAGAATTCTCTGGATAAGAAGAAATATCTTTAGATGCTTGCAGAATGCTATTGGCAGTAGCACGTCGGCTCAATCCAGTAAAACCTATAGCTTCTTTTGACTCATCGTCCATCCCATCCATGAAGTCAGCATACTCATTTATGCTTAGAGCATATCCGCCTGGAATAGTTCCCATATACAAACTCCACCAGTCTGCTTCACTACCCGATGGGTCAATACTACTTACCGTAGGTAAACCCGAAGAAACATTCTCCTGTTCTTGATCCCCATCTCCAATCGAGGTAGAAACCGTACTTTGAACCCCCGAAGCTGACCCCGATTGCGAAGTTTCGTCTTTTTTTTTTAAGAAAGGTTCGTAGTAATTAACAAACTCTTGAGAGTTGCTAAATGTACCTTTAGGTATTAATGAATATAATTGTCCAACACCTTCAGTGTCTATAAAATTCATGAACTCATCTTGTGTTCTAAAAACTCCTTTCTGCTGGACAACATTATATAAGTCGTCTAATTCTTTAGATGTGGGTTCTTTATGATTCGACATAATTACTCAGGGTCGTTAAGGTTATAGATATTTAAAAAGGTTTCTAAAGAATCGTCCGAATTTGCTGGCTGCTGTTCCTTCCATTCAAAATAAGTTGGCTGTTCTTCCGATTGAATCCCTAATTTATCTCTTCCAGCTTTAATAAAATCCTCAAGCTTTAAGGATCCTTTATAGCCCTCATCAATAGCACGTTCTAGTAAACTTTGATTCTCTACATCTTTAGGGTCATT